CGGCGTCAGCCGCGATGGGAGAGGGGATTCAGGCTTCTGTCAGCTGGTCTTTCATTTGGAGGTAGTTATGTCCTTTTCACGTAGCCGCATGCAAAGAGCTTATTCCTCACCTGTAGGTTCTTGGGAATACGTCCAGTACAACAAACTCGCTTGTGACGCTCAGTCACCTGCGTGGCGCGTTGTATCGAACGGATCCCTGGGTGCCTTTCAAGTAGGGAAGTTCTCCTGCATGCTGGACTGCGTGAGTCCCGGTTTCAACCGTAGAGCTTCCAGAGGTGAGGTTTTCTTCAACCCCATGGATCAGACTACTCTTGAAATTGACGCGGGCTCTGGGAGTAATCCCGTTGAGTTTACAAGCATTGCGCCCTCTTGTGGGGCGCCTTACTCGTATTACCAGCGTCATAAGTTCACCATTTCTGGTGTAACTTTCGGAAGGGCGACCTCAGGCTTCACATACCCTGTGTGGCCTGATGGGACGCTTCGCCCGTTTAACTCATTCTTGAGTCCGAGCGATGTGTCAGCTGCTATATCCGAAGCGTCAACTGCTTGCCTAAACGGGCGCGGTCGTGCAAATTCAAATTTGTACGAGACCCTTGCCGAGATGGATTCCATCATCGGCACGATTCCCGGTATCGTCAAGCCTTTCCTTAAGGCCCTCTCACAAAACAGGGGTCTTTTGGATAGAGCTCGCGGTATCGGGAGCGCCTATTTGGCATATCGATATGGGCTTAAACCGCTCATGTCGGATTTGGTTGGCGTTGTGGAAGGACTCCAGAAGGCGGTAGGGCGAGTCCGTCAGACCTCTCGAGGTTCCTCCTCGCTTAGCATTGCTAAGTCGGAGTTCTCGTCGGGGGGTTGGGGCGGAGCTTGTACTTTCGACAAGCTATATACTCACCGTGAGGACCTCATCGTTCGAGCTATGTCTCTCGATGAGTTCGAGGCTTCGGTTGCTTCCAATGCCGGTTTTACGGCAAAGGGGCTACTGACGCTTCCATGGGAGCTTCTCCCATACTCGTTTGTGGTCGACTGGTTCGCCAATATTGGCGACTTCGTCGGCTCACTTGTACCGTCCTTCGGTTACAGCCAGCTCGGCTCTTGCCTTGTGCTCGATAACAAGCTTGTGACCGAATACAGGATAGGTACTACCTATCCTCGGTCCGATCTTGCTCTCGATGTTCCCATTACGGGCACGAACGTCCGCACATGGATCCACAAGTCAAGGACCACGCAGCCTCTGACTCCCGGGTTGGTACTTAGAAGCGATTTTCGCTTTTCGAACCTTACTCGGGCGGCAGATGCTATCTCCTTAATCTTGCAAAAGATTAAGTAACCCTTCTTTAAAGGAGCAATCCTCATGTCTCTAAGCATCAACACGAAGACCTACACCGCCGACTCGTTTCAAACGAGCCAGATCGGGTACATCGGTAGCCAGAAGACCGTCAGCGCGAAGGACGATGTTGTTCTCCGCCGTACGGCCCCAAAGCCCACCGTGACCTTTTCAGGTGTCGGTCGAACCACTGCCAAGATGACCCGTACCCTCACGCTGACCGGCGCGACCACGGCTATTGCCGATGCGATCGTCGAAATCAACGTGAGTGTGCCGGTAGGTTACACGGCCGCGGATGTCGATGCGCTTCTCGATGACATGGGAGCCTTCCTTGCGTCTGCAACTTTCAAGACGCACGTGAAGTCCCAGCAGATCAACTTCTAATGAGGTCGATCATCGCGCTAGCGGCCCTTGTGGTCGTCAGCGCCGTCATTGTCTGTGCGATGTATTTCGCACAGAGAAGTGCATACAACATGGAGATTCGCAATGAACCTCAACGTCAAGAACGCACTACATCAGTGCAATCGAGACCTGCGGAAGAGAGCACTCAATAACTACTGGGTGCTTCTTAAACGTGTATGTCAGGTCCACAAGGACTATGAGTGGGCGAAGCAAGCTCGTAAGCTTTTAGAGTTTAAGCTTACGACCAAAACTGTGAGCTCCCTCATGGACCTTGCTGATTCTTTATCATCACAGAAGTATGATGATGCCCGACAGCATTTTTGGGCGAATCAGTTCTCCCTCCTTATCAGAAAATACCCCTTCCCAGACGAGATCAATCCTTTTGATCCCGAAAAGGTGGCGGTACGGAAGTTTGAGTCTAGCGAGCACAAATGTGCTCGTGTCAACTCGCGCTTCCGGGCCCGCCGTCGTCGCAAGACGAAGGCGTGGCCGAAGGAGTATCTGTTTAACGAGATGCGTCAATTTATAGCTTATGCTATAGGTTGCGAGCCCGATATGCAGAGAATCCACGATAATGGGGGATTTGGACCTGGCGCCTCTATCGGAACTCACGGAAATGCGACCAACATTGCTCGAAAATTGAGCGGACGTTGGACCGTGAGTCCGGGCGCATACCTATATGGCTATGCCGCTGCTTGTGGGGACCAATGCTTCAGAGAACGTATGTTCTCTCAGCCCCTTGGTTTCTCAACCGGTGGCAAGGACTATGACCCTTTTAAGGGTCCATTCTCCAAGATAGCCAGCATAGTGGCATACAATAAAATAGCGTTCGTCCCGAAGACGGCGAGAACACATCGTTCTATAGCCGTCGAGCCGTTGCTTAATGGTTATCTGCAGAAAGGTGTCGATTGCGTTCTGAGGCTTTGCCTCAAGCGCATAGGCATCGATCTCGCCGATCAGTCATTAAACTCCGAGATGGCCCGTTTGGGCAGTCTCTCGGGCGCACAGGATTCCTTCGTAACCATTGACCTCGCTTCTGCTAGCGATAGTATTAGCGTGGAATTGGTTAGGGAGCTCCTGCCCCCCGAATGGTTTCGATTTCTCGATTCTATTCGGAGCCATCACTACAAGATTTATGGTGAGGTTCGCACCTTTCATAAATTCTGTTCGATGGGGAACGGCTTCTGTTTTCCGCTCGAGACTCTTTTATTCACAGCGGCCTGCAAGGCTGTCGGTTGCGGTAAACCCGGGGTTGATTTCCGAGTTTACGGTGACGACATCATTGTTAGGCGCTCTAAAGCTAGCCAAGTGCTCGAACTGCTTGAGTACATGGGCTTCACTGTGAATACTGATAAGACCTTCTTGCAAGGTCCCTTCAGGGAGTCTTGTGGCAGAGACTGGTTCAATGGCGTTGACGTACGTCCGTACACGCTTGATTTTCCCCTGGACAGCGTCCAGAGCTTATTCAAGTGCCTCAACGGTAGTCAGAGAAACTCCTTCTCTGAGGAGTTCTTCTCGGAGATTAGACCCTTCTTGTTAAGTCTGATCCCCGCATCGTTCCGCTTCTTCCGACCTTATCCAGGTCCGGAGGATTCGGCGATTGACTCTCGCTGTGATGAGTTCCTCACGTCCCCACATGTCACCTATCGTTTTAAAAACGGTAGTGGCTCGTGGAGATGGAAGGAGCTCATCTCCTCTTCTATTCCGGATCGTGAAGCCCGGAATAGCTTTGGAGGTAAGAGCTACGCTCTTATGTACGCGGCTCTCGTCGGATCTGCATCCGACGTTCCGTTTGCCATTCGTCGAAAGACGAGGACGAAGGTGCGATTTATATCGCATCCGGGTGCCACTTCACAGTGGCTCCCGCCCGCGTTATAGATGCTAATAACGCGGTTTTAGCTGTCGGGTACGCGCAGTCGCGCTTGCCCGATCGCTAATGGGGTGACTTTTACAGTCTTT